TTGATGTATTGGTTACTTTAAATATATCCTGCACTCCCTCAAACGTAATCATGCTATCGATTACTGAGTAAATAGAGTTTGCAAAAGTCTTCAAAGTTTCTGGTTCATCATCAATCAAAACCTCAACTAAATATTCATCCATTATTTTTAATCTCCTCTAGCTCTGCAAAAGTTGTAATGTGTGGAAATCTTTTAAGCTGTTTCATAACCCACCTATCTGACATATACGATAGATGTATCTGTCCTTTACCAAACACATGTGTCTGTTCTGGTAGTAGTTCCTCAACATTATCAACTGTAATTGTTGATGCTTGTTCTTCAGGCAATAAGGTGCGAAGCCACTCAACTTGAAGTGGTCGCACTTTTTTCCTCAATTTTTTCATTAGTTTACTGTTCATGAAAGTATTTTAAACTCCATGTAAGGTTGCTCAACATGTCCTTCTGGTAAAAACTCTACTCTATCTACAACTTCTTGTAAATCATAAGTTGCACTCATAGTATCTCCATCCTCGTTGTGAGATAACACAAGCCCTTTACCTGCAAACACTCTACCACTCCAACTAAAATATCTTGTTGGATTTTTAAGCAGTCCTTCATCATCAATAAATAAATCACCATCTTCTGATATCCTTGCAACATCAAATGTTGAACAATCAATCAGTAGATAAATATCTTTGTAGTCGTTAGTAACTACGACCTCTTTGATAGTTTCATCAAATGGGTTAATAAGTATTCCTTTCATAATATCTCCTATTGTATCATACTTTGTTTATATTTTCTAGTTTTTTCTCAAGAATACGAATGAGTCTACCTGTCATATAACCTGTTCCATTTAGTCTGTCGTTCTTTTTAGGTTCTTCATACAAGCAGGTATAGACATCATCCTCAATCATTTTTAAATCATCAATCATAATTTTTAATTCTTGTTCATCTATGTCAATCATCATCCTCTTCCTTTTTAATTAAAGTTAAGTTTGGTTTAGGTTCTGGAGGATTGAGGTCAAAGTCTGGCTCAAATCCTACCACAGGTTCTGTGGGTTGTCCAGTTTCGTTCCAACAATCTATGAATAAATCATTGGTTGAATAGTCTATGTAAATTGTTTTGTCATGTATTGTAATGTATACAACATCTGTATTTTTAATATCTATATTCATGATGCCTCCTTTGTCCACCAAGTAGGTTTGCTCCTACCTCGTTCCCATTTAGCGTAATGCTTTTCATGAATACAATAATTACGATAAGCAACAATCGGGTTCTCATGTTTATACTCCTCTGGCATGGCTTGTGCAAGTGGTGTCATTTTTCCTTTGTTAATCTTTAAAGGACAAGGCTCTAATACATCTTTTAGTTTTGTAATACTCGCATGGCTCTTACCATACCTAAATGTATATTCTTCTCCTAATGCAATAAAGTGTTTATATAACCATCTATAATTATCATAAGCTTCTCTTGCCCAGATTGTGCAAGGGTGATTCCAATAAGCTCGTTTGTATAAACCTACCTTATCAGCATAGTCATCACCATCTAACTCTCTATGAGCAGTCGATAACATCTGTGCTGTTTCCAATGGCATCTTCACTAGCATTTTATCTGGTTGTGCTTGTGCTGATTTGATTGGGCAGTTATCAAAATAAAATATGTTCATATGTTTAGTGTCCTATATGTTTTCTAATTATTCTTATAGCATGAATGACATCAAGTTCTAAAATATCTATCAGCTCATCTTTACTCTCTGAATAATATACCCATTCGTCTTCCATGTCAACAGGTATAGTTTTACCCAATACTCTTTGTATTTCTAATACTTGTTTAAGTTTCATTTCTATCTCCTATGTATGTATTACAAAACCTCCCATATCTTTCTTGGCTTTGCCTTTAGCTTTTAGAGCTACAATCTTGTTAGGCTTATCAAGAAATCTCAAGTCGGTTTCATCCCCATTGATTACCTCTCTACCTTTAAAATAGATCGGTGGTTCTCCATTGAATACCACAGCTACATTGTATTTAATAGCGTTGATATATTCAGCGTATTTATCATTAGCTTCTGAATAACTCCATGTTAAATGATAGTTATCAATACCCTCAATTTTTCTAGTGGGTATCTTGGTATAATCATAAAACTGTATGTCTGGAAACATATCAAATATATGTTTACCCTCAAGCTTAATTGTTTCCCATTGTATATCGCTTGTGCCATTCAATCTCACAGCAGGTAGCTTATCTTTTTTAATACAGTAGTTCGCAAACCTTGTAAG